AGGTTTAGATAGTGGAGCTAGATTAACTATTCCAATTACAATTAATAAAGTTCAATAATAAAAAATAATATATAATGTCATTTAAAAGATTAGATCCTGAAGATTTTGTGGTAAGTAGTGATTCAATTACCTCTACATTATGGTCAACTGGAACCCCTACTTTAACTTCCTTTTTTACTTCATCTGTTCAAGTTGCAAGCTCAGCAGGAAATTATTATTATAGTGTATATAATACTTCTTCTGCTAATCAAGAAGTCCAATTTGATATAGTATATGCTGATTCTGTAGGAAGTGGAAGTGAATTATATAATTCAATTGTTCCTGGTAATTCATACACTAAAACAATGTATGGTCAATACCGTTCAATGATTTTGGAAGATGAAAATGCTAGTTTTATTTTTGGAACAGGAAATAATGTTTTAACAGGAAATAATTTTTGGGTAATATCTATTGAAAGAGCAAGATATAAACAATCATTATTCCCTGGATCTTTAAATTTAGTCCTTTCAGGCTCAGGGAATCTTAGAACAATTACCTTAACAGATAATTCCCAAGATAACCCAGTAAATACATTTATTGGTTCTTCTAGAGTATTCCAATTGATTTCAGGATCTAATGGTACTGCTGGAACTTTAGCTAATAGCGGATACGTAGCTGGATCAGGTTCATATGGTTTAGTATTCCCTGATTTAGGAACAATTATATTAAACCCAGCTGCAATTTCTCAATCAATACATGTTGCTCCTAGCCGCTCAAACAATTCAGATGGTTTAAACAATCAACGTTTATATAACTCTATTAACTTAGGAGACTCATTTGCATTAAATTCAGAGGAAACAATTACATCAGATTATGTATTTGTTAGAGCAAGAAATAGTGAATTTAACTACTCGGAAAATCCATCATTCATATCAGGTTCTACAGGTGAAGTAATTTACGATAATTTTATTAATGCTCCTCAAGTTTATCTTACAACTGTAGGAATGTATAATGATTCAAACGAACTTTTAGCAGTTGCTAAAATGTCAAGACCATTATTAAAAGACTTTACAAAAGAAGCTCTAATTAGAGTAAAACTTGATTTTTAAGAATGAATGAGCGTCTACAAACCATTCATAACTTCTGACGTTATCGTCTCACCTTTTAAGGTAAATAAATTATTTACTTTTAAAGGTGCTTCCGAATTAACTTCTTCAAATGTAGGAATTGATAGGTATATTGGAAGAAATATTACTTCATCTTTATGGGTTTCTGGTTCATACCCTACAGGACAAATTAATACCCAAAATGAAATTTTAGTATATCGTTCTATAAGAGAATTATATTACTCAAATTATTTAACCAGCCCATCAGGTTCTTTAGCAGGCACAGCTTCATTTAATACAGATGGAACTATTACAGGACCAGCTTATACTACAAATTACTACAATTATCTTTCAACTACTCTACCAACTTACAGATATATTCCAACATCATCAAATGCTACAATAGGTGTAATATCAATTCCATCTAATTTATTTGGAGAATATTTAAACCCAACAACTGTAACTTTAACTTCAGCAAGTATAACTTTACAAGATGATGGGTTAGGAAATATAATTTCAGGTTCAACAAACGTAGGAAACGTAATTTATGAACATGGGATGATAATATTAACTAGTGGTTCATTTATTAATAACTTCATATCATCCTCAAATATAACGTGCTCATTTCAAAGTACAGTTACAATATATGAATCTCAATATAAATGTACTATTAGACAAAATGAGTTTAATTTTTCACAAAACCCAACTTTAGTTTCTGGAAGTTCAAATAGCGGCATAATGTATAATTTTGCAACTGGTTCTTATTTTGATCCATATATTACAACAATAGGCTTATATAATAACAGTTATGAACTTATAGCAGTAGCTAAATTAGCACAACCCTTACCACTTTCATCTGTAACAGATACAACAATATTAGTTAATTTAGATTTATAAATTTTATGTCAAATTGGTTTTATAATGGTAAATGGATAGATTCCATTGAACAATTCCCTGAAGGAACATTTGGTTTTATTTACATAACAATACATGAACCCTCGGGTAAATCATATTTAGGTAAAAAATCTTTATACCATAATGTAAAGAAAAAACTAACAAAAAAAGAATTAGCTGAACAAACTGGTAGAGGAAGAAAACCTACTACCCAAACAATTCAAAAAGAATCTGATTGGAAAACATATTATGGTTCTGCTAAACCTATAGTTGAGCTTATAAAACAAGGAAAGCAAAAGGATTTTACTCGTAAAATTTTATGTTTAGCACCAAATAAAAAACTTTTAACCTATTACGAGTGTAAATATCTCTTTAAATTAGGTGTCTTAGAAAACCCAGATGAATGGATTAACGATAATATACAAGGCCGTTTTTTTTCTAAAGATTTCATTTCTTGACATTTTAGGTAAATTCTCTAATATGTATAATAAAATACATCTATGACAGGAATTTATAAAATAACAAACCCAAAAGGAAAAATATATATTGGTCAAAGTATAGATATTGAACGTAGATTCTCAGAATATAAAAGATTTCAATGTAGTCAATCTATAAAACTTTTCTATTCATTAAAAAAATATGGTATTGAAAATCATGTATTTGAAATTTTAGAAGAATGTTTGTTAGAACAATTAAATGAAAAAGAAGAAAATTATATTCTTTCATTTAATAGTCATATCCAAGGTTTAAATATAAAATTAGCTTCCAAACCATCATGGACAGGGAAAAAAAGACCAGAACATAGTAAGTTTTTAAAAGAAAATGGAAGTGGGTTATCATATGAAAGAACCCAAGAACATAAAGATAATTTAAGAAAAAAATTAAGTGGAAAAAAATTAAGTAAAGAACATTGTCAAAAAATTTCTCAAAATAAAATAGGAAAAAAAACAAAAAAAATAATTTGTTTAGAAACCCAACAAATATTTTATAGTATAAAAGAATGTAGCGAATCTCTTAATATTAGTAAAGGATGTATTTGTTCTTTTGTAAAAGGAAAATACCCATATCCTAAATTAAAAGGGTATACTTTTAAATATTATTAAAAAAGACTTTGTTACTCAAGAATAAGATTGTATCTTATATTTATGGTAAATGAACTATTAGTTAATTTAGTAAATTCTGTTCTTGGTTCTGGAAAACGTACGGCTCGTGGTAATCAAGCATATACATGTCCATTTTGTCACCACCATAAACCTAAATTAGAAGTTAATTTTACTGAAAATAAAGAAGGAAACAATCCTTGGGCATGTTGGGCATGTGGTAAAAAAGGTAAAACAATTAAAAGTTTATTTAAACAAGTTCAAGTTGATGCTACATATTTTCAAGAACTTGGAAAGTTAGTTAAAAATGTTACTGTAGATGATATAGGAGAAATAAAACATACTCTATTAGAACTCCCAAAAGAATTTAAAACATTTATTAACAATAAAGATCTTACAGCAAGACATGCTCTAGCATATCTTAAAAAAAGAAACGTATCTAAACAAGATATTTTAAAATATAATATTGGATATTGTGATTCAGGACCATATAATAATATGATTGTTATACCATCGTATGATAACAATGGTAAATTAAATTATTTCACCACGAGATCATTCGAGAAAGACCCATTCACCAAATACCGCAACCCTGAAACGTCTCGCGATATTATACCGTTTGAATTATTTATTAATTGGGATTTACCAATTATACTGTGTGAGGGTCCATTTGATGCAATAGCAATAAAACGAAATGCTATTCCATTATTTGGTAAAAATATTCAGTCAAATTTAATGAAAAAAATAGTTACCTCTAAGGTACAAAAAATATATATTGCTTTAGATACAGATGCTTTGAAACAAGCCCTTGGCTTTTGTGAACAGCTTTTAGACATTGGTAAAGAAGTTTATCTTGTAGAAATGCAAGGAAAAGATCCAAGCGAAATGGGTTTTGAAAACTTTACTAAACTTATACAAACAGTTTCTCCTTTAACACAATATAAATTAATGGAGAAAAAATTATATACCATATGAAAAAAAGGAACATTAAAAAATCCTATGATCGAATCCTAGAAATCTCAGATGACGCTCAACAAATAACCCTACCCGATTCCCGTTACTATAGAAGAAATGGAAAATATTATCCATCTGTAACATATGTTTTAGGATATTACCCAAAAGGTAAATTTTTTGAAAATTGGTTGAAACAAGTTGGATTCGCCTCAGATTACATTGTTAAAAAAGCAGCCGAAGAAGGTACCCAAGTCCATGAATTATGTGAAGCATATTTAAATGGAGAAGAATTAAAATTTCTAGATGATAAAGGACGCCCCCAATACAACCCAGATGTTTGGCAAATGTTTTTACGTTTTGTTGAATTTTGGGAACTTATTAAACCTACTTTAATTGAAACTGAAGTCCATTTATTTTCAGATGTATTAAAGGTAGCAGGTACGTGTGATTTAATTGTTGAAATTGATGGTAAATTATGGTTATTAGATTTAAAAACATCCAATCAACTTCAAACAACATATGAATTACAAACCGCAGTTTATGGTCAATGTTATGAAGAATGTTTTGGTAGAAAAATAGATCATTACGGTATTTTATGGTTAAAATCATCTAAACGTGGAGCCAAAAAAGACAAAATGCAAGGTAAAGGATGGGAAGTAGTTGAATCTACTCGTTCGTTTGAGGAAAATATTGATATTTTTAAAACGGTGAAATGCTTATTTGATCTAGAGAACCCAACCCATTCCCCAGTATTTACTGAATTTAGAACAGTAGCTAAACGAAATTTGTAATATGTATAATTATGATAAGTCTAGTTCAATTACTTAAAGAGGTCCAATCAAAACCTAAAGCTATTTTTATGGCGGGGCCTGCTGGATCTGGTAAAACAACCATACTTAATCAATTAGGCCTTCAAGGATTTAAAGTAATAAACGTAGATGATGTTTACGAAGAATTACTAAAAACAGAACTTGGCAAAGAAGATTTTGCCTCAATGTCACCTGAAGAACTTTCCACTGCTGCTAAATTGATGGGAAAAGCTAGAGCAGTAACCAAAGAAAAAGAAACTCAAGCATTAACCAATTTAGAAAATATTATAATTGATGGTACAGGTGCTGCTTCCAGACCATTACTTAAGAAAAAAGAAGATCTAGAGGTAATGGGATACGATACATTTATGATATTACTTTATGTATCACCTATGACATCTTTAAAACGTAACGCTCAACGTGGTAGAAGTTTACCTACAAGTGCTGTGTTAAAAAGTTGGGAGGGTGTAGTAAAAAACATTGACGT